CTTGGCCTGAGACAAGGTTTTGGTGACCGCCATGAGAAAACTGTCTTCAAAGGCGGCGTTGTCGGTGTCAAAGGTAATGGTAACTTTCATCGTGGGAATAATCTACCAGAGCCAGCCAGAAAGTCAACAGCTTTTTTTAGCCCAGCACCAGAAAGTTACGGCGGCCAAGCTCAGCCACTTCGTTCAATGCTTCGGCATTCCATTCATCATTGAATTGAAGGGCTTGCCAACGAATGGTCTTGGCCACAGCTTCCAGAGTAGTGTGCACCGGCTTGAAGGAGTTGAGTCCGTAACCATAAAGTGTGCTGTCGTCCACGTTGGACAAATCACGGTTGAAGTCTTTGGCGATGGCGAAAGCGGCCTGGAATTGTTGAAGTGTCATCTTGGAAAGATCCTACACCATCCCTTCAGAACCTCAAGCACTTTTTTCGGAACAAGTTTCATGCCAATCGCAGGAAAAATCGCACTTGGCACGGCACTTGCTAGCGCGAAGCCGCCGACCGTCGTTGTAACTCGTTGATGCTGAAGGGGTTACAATTGCACTTTCTTATTTAACTAATCATTCCGCACTTTCTCAAGTTTGGAGTATTCAATATCATTTATGACAACTTCAATTTGCTTGATTTTCTCTCTTACCGCGTCAGCGTACATATTCTTCTTGTTCTCTACATAAAGCTCTTCGAGAAGTCCGAGAAATTGCTGTGCATCACCAAGAATGCAACGAAGAGTCATGACAGTTTCAATGGACATTTTGTATTTCATATGTTGATAAGATATTAAGTTGAAAAAGAAATTAGAAATTGACCACAATTGAGATTGTGAAGTTGGTTGGAGTGAAGTAAGATCGCTTCTTCGCGACCCACATCCGATGTTCCGCCTTGCGGATCTTCCGCAGTTGACGGCGACGGATCGCCTCTTCCTTGCGGTGACGGGTGAGTTGGGCGGAGAGTTCCCGACCCCACTGGTCGAGCTGCTCGTAAGACAGTTCGCTCCAGATCGGACGAGGGCGTCGGCCCCAGATTTCCTTCTCGCCGTCGCTGATGAAGTCGATCAGCTGGTCGCGCGTGGGAACGAAGGTGGTGTTGGTGTTGTTGTTCATCGTGTTGTTCATGTGTAAGAAGGTATCAGGTTTTCGGCGGAAGTCAAGAACTTCTGCGTAGATTTTTCAGTCGAGATCCGCCGTCGTTCCGTCGCTGTAGATCGCAACGCTGAACGTGCGCCCGTTGGCGCGGGTGATGGTCTTGATGCGGACGAGCCTGCGAGAGGCGCGGCGCGCGGTGGAGTTGGTGTTCGTGTTGTTGTTGTTCATCGTGTTGTTCATCTTGGGTAAACCCTATCATGGACGCGGGAAAAACTCAACAACTTTTTTCGGAACAAGTTTCATGCCAATCGCAGGAAAAATCGCACTTGGCACGGCACTTGCTAGCGCGAAGCCGCCGACCGTCGTTGTAACTCGTTGATGCTGAAGGGGTTACACCGCCGCGCTCCCCCCAACCCCCCAGCGTAACTCCTTGCACACCAAGAGTTTACAATTGCACTTTATTTGCTCAATTCTTGTACAGTATCTTCATGACATACACTGCGACAATTGACGCACAGATGATAAAGATATCAACGCTTGCAATGTTAATTTCAAAACTCATGTCCATTTGTTTATTTGTGTTGTTTAGTTAAGAGCAGAAACAAAGTATCCGAGAATGATAATGACAAAACTAACTGAGAGAATCAAAGAAGCCGCGAACATTAAAAGAAGAGAGAGTTTGTTCATGTGTGTTGTGTGTTGTATGTTTATCCAATTGAGATAATCTCAAAGCGATCCCATTGTCCCTTGTTGGACTCAGGAATCAGACTACCGCGAAGGAAGTCAAGGATCGGATGATCTGACAGAACCATTCCGTCAATCCTTACTGTGTTGAGACTAGCGTTACGGTCGTAGCCGATACGCTTGACGTATCCGTTGAAGATCTCACCGGGCTTGTATCCGCCCCAGTACTTGGTGAGGCGAAGAGTGATGTTGCAAACCTTGTTCGTGTTGTTCGTGTTGTTGTTGTTCATCGTGTTGTTCATGTGTAAGAAGGTATCAGGTTTTCGGCGGAAGTCAAGAACTTCTGCGTAGATTTTTCATTTTTCTTCTGTCCAAAGCGACAGCACAGCATTTTTCATGCCAAACCTGTCCCCCTACCCATTTTTCAAAAAATTTCTTGACTTTTTACTTGGAATATGGGGGGAGGGGGTTCACATCATTCTCCCCAATTCAATTAAACTATCTTTATTTAACTCAATCCAACTATATATATATTCTTCCTTCTCTATCTATCTATACCTATAAAAAACAAACAAAAGTCGAAGGGGGGCTACCCATTTTTGGAAAAATATAGATAAAAACTGTTTTGAATATCTCTTCGGGGCTAAAAATCCGGGGGACTATTTTGCATATTTCCGCTTTGTAGATATACCAATGCTCTTTTTAATATTTCTATATCGTCATTGAATTTTCCCAATCCTAAATTGCAACTATTACATATATATCCACGAAAAGAGCTTGAAAAATGACAATGATCCAATATCCAATTCTCTGTATAATTGTTGCAAATAGGACAATTTCCGGGATTTGGCGGAGGGTTCTGGGACCGTAACTCTTTCCTGATGCTCGAAAGTGCTTGTGAGCAGGTTTTACAGGTGTTTTTGCGTCCGTTTTCGGCGCTGGAAAACGTTGGATATTCTTCTATATTTTTATATATTCCACAATTTCGGCATTTTTTAATATTATTATTCTGTGTAATAATATAATATTATATCTAATGAAAGATAAAAAGAAAGATAAATCACCCAAAGTCCCACAACGTGATAAAATCAAAGACTCTCTCAGTATAAAAGAATTAAATTGGACGGCGCGGCAAAAAGAGTTCATTACGCTCGCAACAGATAAAAATACGCGCATCATATTTGTGAACGGCCCAGCGGGAACGAGCAAATCAATCATTTCAACTTATGTATCATTATTATTATTGAATGAAAAGAAAATTAGCGATATAATATATATAAGGTCAGCTGTTGAAAGTAGCGACAGCAAAATAGGTTATTTACCGGGTGATGTAGAGGACAAATTGCATTTTTATAATTTGCCCTTCTTGGAGAAACTGGATGAACTCCTGCCAAATGCAGAAGTGGACAAGCTGCAAAAAGATGAGCGAGTCGTAACTCATCCTATCAATTATGCGCGAGGAATGAGTTGGGCGGCTAAATCAATCATTTTTGATGAAGCGCAAAATAGCACGGCAAAAGAAATTATCACAATCCTAACACGTCTTGGCGAATTTAGTCGTTGTTTCATCTTGGCTGATCCTATGCAAACTGATTTGTCGTCGAATAAGAGCGGAGGTTTTGGAAAATTATATGATTTATTCTCTGACGAGGAAAGCAAGGAAAACGGTATATATACTTTCTCTTTCACAGAGGAAGATATCGTACGTTCGAAGATAGTCAAATTTATTGTTAATAAACTTAAAAAATTAAAATAATAAAATTATGAAAATATACTGCCAAAAATGTGGCACACCTCATAGTGCGATAGAAAAGCCGAATTTCTGCACGAAATGTGGTAATCCTTTCAATTCGAGGATGGCGGCGGCGTCAGCGCCAACACGTCCAGCTTCGCCTCGATTCGTTCGTCCTCAAAAAATTCAAAACGATTCTGTTTATACAGAAGTTGACGAAGATAATTATGAAACAGAAATAAATACTGAACTGGCTTTCAGTACATCAAAGCTAGATGTTGAAATTGAAAAAGATGATATTAAACCTTTAAAAATTGAAAATGTCATGGGTACAGTGAATCCCAATGATATTAAAATCGAAAAGTTCGAAGGATCTGCAAATTATTCTGCTGAAGATTTCAAGAGAGAGGCGGGTTCATTAAGAACTTAATGAAACGCGAAGATAAAAATAAACCTTCTTTCGAAAGTAGTATTGATTTAATTAATGTCGAAATAAACAAGAGAAGGGGAAAGTGGAATCTGTCCAGTCTAAGCTGGATAGATTTTGATGATGTTGCTCAGATTATTCGTATACATATTTTTAAGAAATGGCATTTATATAATTATAAAAAGCCTCTTGCGCCTTGGGTGAACAGAATCATATCAAATCAAATGAAGAATTTGATACGAAACAACTATTTGAATTTTATAAAACCCTGCGCCCAATGTCCTGAAGCTGAAAATGAAGATGGTTGCAAGAAATTTGGCAAACAATGCTCCGCTTGTCCATTGTACAAAGATTGGGAAAAGAATAAAAAACATGCTTACAATTTAAATATGCCTGTGTCTTTTGATAGCTTGGAAAATTCACCAGCAATAAGTTATACAGATAATATTGATGTTGATAAATTTAAATCTGACTTAGATATAAAGATGCGCAGAATGTTAAGACCCTTAGAGTGGAAACTATACGAAATGTTGTATATAAAGAAGATGTCTGAGAAACAAGCTGCGCGAAAAATGGGTTATCGCAGTTCAGAAAAGAATAGAAATCCCGGCTATAAACAAATAAAAAACATGCAGAAATCAATTATAGCCAAAATCAAAGAGGGAATTGTAAATGGTTCAATCGAAGTTTATTAATTATGCTTACTGAAGAACAACAAAATTTAATCGTAAATGAATGGAACAATCGTCCTGACGATCCACCTTCTCTTCTCGAATTAATTAAATTAGTTTATCCTGATCAACCAGAATTAGACGGTCGTTGTAAAGAGGGTAAATATATTCAAGCGTTTCTCGCAAAAAGAAGTTTGAAAGCAAGAGGCGCGCATGAATACAAAACAAAAAAAGCGCCCGATTTATCAGAAGAGAACAAGCAGTTTATTCTCAATAACGCCAAAACAATGAAAGCATTAGAAATTGCGCGTGTTATTTTCGATAATCCAACTCTTTCGAATTTAAATAACGAAACAAGAATTGTCGCTAAATTTATATCTGATAATATTCTTCCTCAAGACGTTTATAAAGAAGAAGATATTCCTGAAGAAGATTATGTGTCGCCTCGTACATTGGACAAGGCGATGAATAAAGTAAATAAATATATTTACGATATTAATCTAAAAAGAGAAACTTTGAATTCACGGCAGAAAAAAGATTTAGAATGTCTATTGAAGTATATCAATACATATCGCTTTTTGCATCAGATCAATTCTTATGAATCAAATATTGATAGAGATTTATTTGAAAGTAGTTTTATCAGATATACTTATGATAAAAATGATTTAACAGAAGAAGAAGTTGATCAATATATTATTCTTTCATCTGAAGTTGTTATCGCGTCGAATATTCAAAGAAGAGTAGAAAAGCTACAGAGAATTCTTGAAGATGCAACGGATAATGACGTTAGAGTTTCAATGGCTCTTGTTGAATCAATAAATACTGCTCAAAGTGAATACAATCAATGCGTCGGAAGACAACAAAAATTAGTTAATGATTTAAAAACTAAACGTTCTGATAGATTGGGTAATCAAATCAAGCAAAATGCCAGTATAATAAATTTGATACAAGCTTGGAAAGAAGAAGAAAGTAGACAAAAAATGATTAAGCTAGCAGAACTCCGAAAGAAAACGCTCGAAGACGAAACCGTCAAGATGGAAGAAATGGATCAGTTGAAGTGTCGTATTTTGGGTATTTCGAGAGAGGAAATATTGAATGGTTAACAACTGCAAAATTTGCAGCCGACCTTTTGAAGGAGAAAAACAATTACACGCTCACCTAAAGTCTCACAGAATAACTTTAGGAAATTATTATCAACAATATTATCCTCGTCAGGATTTATTGACGGGTGAATTTATTGAATTTAAAAATAAAGAGCAGTATTTCGAAAGTGATTTCAATAATAAAATCAATTTCAAGAAATGGGCGAAAAATTCTGATCCTAAAATCGTTGGCGAATACTGTAAAAAATTATTGATCAAACGAAAAGAAAAGAAGAAAAGTATTTATCCTTTTTCTCAAGTAGAATTAAAATCGGCGGGTTTGCCTAGTATCAATTTCTTAGAATCTGTTATTGGAGATTATTATAAGTTCTGTGGAGAGAATGGTTTCGAGCAGAAATTTTTTAATATAAATAATTTGCATACAGAAAATAATCTTTCGAATAACTTTTCTATCTGCATCGACACAAGAGAACAACTTCCATTGGATTTCACTACCCCAATCGAGGTAAAGAAATTAAATTTCGGCGATTACTGCTACGAGAATCAAGAAATCTCTGGCAAATGTTATGTCGAAAGAAAGTCGCTTAAAGATTTTATCGGAACTTTGGCCGCAGGATATGATCGTTTTTGTCGTGAAATCGAACGCGCCGCAGAAGATGATAGTTCTATTATTGTTTTAGTAGAAAGCGATTTACAAACTTCTTTGCGTTTTAATTATCTACCTTATATCAATCGAAATACAAAAGTCAATCCTGATTTTATTTTTCATAAAGTCCGAGCATTGATGAACATGTATAAAAATGTTCAGTTTTTATTTGTTGAAGGAAGAAAAGAATGTACAAGAGTTATAGAAAAAATATTTGCTAATAAAGATATAGCTAAAAACTATGATCTTCAACTATTATATGATAGTTCTAAATTATGATTTATTGTCCTGACAAATATAAAGGTAGTTTCGAAGACTTGAATAAAGAATATAAGATGCTGAAAGGAGAATTGGATGATAAAGAAGCAAGAATTACTTTAGCAAAATTTTTAAGAAATAATGTTGGCTTTACGGCTGAATTAGTTTCTGGAATTAAATTAGCGCCTTATCAAGAAATGACTTTGAAAGGCATAATGAATCGTAATTTTAGCATGTGCGTTTGGGGTCGTGGTTGTGGTAAAAGTTTTATCGGAAGTGTATTCTGTTTTTTGCAATGCATCTTTGAGCCGAATACTAAAATTCTTATTGCTGGTCCGACTTTTAGAACGGCACGTTTTATTTTTAATTATTTAGAAAAGATTGTTGACTCAAAAGGCGGCGAGCTGTTGCAACAAGCTTTTGGCGCGAAGGCCAAGCGTAATGATCAATATGAATGGCAGATAAACGGTGGATCCATTACTGCCATCCCTCTAAATGGAGAGAAGATCCGTGGTTTTCGCGCCAATATTTTAGTTCTGGACGAGTTCCTTCTTCTATCTGAAGATATTATCAAAAATGTATTAATGCCATTCCTTGTTGCTCCTCAAAACATGAAAGAAAGAATGGAAATCAGAGAGTTAGAAGATAAATTGATTAAAGAAGGAGTCATGACTGAAGCAGAAAGAATGGTATTTCCTAATACTTCTAAAATGATTGCTCTTTCTTCAGCTTCTTTTACATTTGAAAATTTGTATAAAACTTATAAAGAATGGAATGATAAAATCTATTCAAATGATGTTGGCGATGCTAAATATTTTATTTCTCAAATGAGTTATGAATCATTGCCCGCTCATATGATTGATAATACAGTTATTGAAGAAGCGCAAAATGGCGGCACATCTCATAGTTCGTTTTTAAGAGAATATTGCGCGCAATTTACAGATGGCAGTGATGGTTATTTCAGCGCAAAAAAGATGCACGAATGCACGATTCCTGATGGAGAAGAGCCAACAACTCTTATCAAAGGAAAAAGTAATACTAAATATATTTTAGCTATTGACCCTAGCTTTTCTAATAGTCCAAGTTCTGACTTTTTTGCAATGTCTGTTTTTGAGTTGGACGAAGAGTCTAAACAAGGAACTCTTGTTCACGGTTATGCTGTCGCTGGCGGCAATCTCAAATCACATATAAATTATTTATACTATTTAATAACAAGTTTTAATATTGTCATGATATGCATCGATAATGCTGGATATCAATTTATTGATAGCGCGAAAGAAAGTGATTTATTTAAAAAAGCTGGTATTAATATTTCATTCTTTGAAGCTGATACAACTTTAGAAGGAAATGATTATATACAAATGACGAGAAAAGCGGCGCGAGATTACAATAAAGAAAAAGGCGCTATTTGTTTCAAACAAAATTTTACAACTGATTTTATTAGAAAAGCGAATAATTATTTACAAGCCTGTATCGATCATAAAAAGGTTTGGTTTGCTTCTCGTACATCTGCGAATAATCAAGCTTTCGACAGAGAAAGTTCTTATGGCGTTAATTTAGATATGGTTAGTCATGAATCTATTTTAGATTTCATAGAATTCCAAGATAATATTATATATCAGACGAAAAAGCAATGCGCTCTTATCGAAGTTAGATCTTCAGCTAAAGGCGTTCAAACTTTTGATCTACCTCAACATCTGAAGCGGGACAACAGTCCTAACCGAGCACGAAGAGATAATTATACAACTTTTATGTTAGGAAACTGGGCTACAAAGTTCTATTTCGAACTTCAAACAGCTAATAATATAAAAGAAGTATATACTTTTTCGCCAAGAATGATATAAAAAGTGTAAATAATAAAAATGCCGCAAAGTTTATTAGGTTTAAAGCAGATTAAGTCAGGAGAAATTGGAGATTATATAACAGGAGCTTTAGGAGTTTCTTCTACAGGCTCAACTGTATATACTTCCAAACCTTATATATTTAGTGATACCTTAGCAGTGAGTGGTGATGTAGAATTTAAAAATGATTTTGTTACTCAAGAAAATGCAAAAGTTAAGTCTGGGTTATTAGTATCTGGAAATTTTACAGGAATTGGGACTTCTACTTTTAATGGTCTAGTAAGATTTAATAGTTCTAGTTCTTTTAGCGGAAATTCATTTTTTGAAAGTGGAGTTACGATTTCTGGATTATTAAAGGTCACGGGAGTTAGTCAATTTGATTCTGGGGTAACATTTAATAATACGGTTACTTTTAACGATCCTATAAGTTTCAGTGACGGCCTCTATGTTACGGCAGGTTCTTCTAATTTTAGTGGAAATTCTAATTTAGTTGGAAACGTAATTAATATCGGAACGGGCGGAGCTAGTCCTTCTACTTCTTACTATTTAGGAAGTAACAGATTTTCTGGAGATTCTTTTTTTACTGGAAACGCTACTTTTAGAGGTTCTAATATTTTTTCAGGAGCAGCCACCTTTAATAGCGGAGTAACTTTTAATAGTGGAAATATTATTTTTAGCGGAACGGGTCAGGCTTTTGCGACAAAAACTAATTTCTCAGGAGATGTTCGTTTTTTCGCTAACGTAACAGGTTCGAATGTACAAGTTACTTCTTCGTTAGGAATCGGTACTAGTGCTACGTTTACTAATAATTCTCCATCATACTTTTTTGATGATATTTATGTTTCTGGAGCTGGAGCAAGTTTGACTTTAAGAGGAAATTCTCCATTTAATTTATTAGATAGTGATGTTGTTCATTTGAGCGGTATTTATGATTTTAGTGAATCTACTTTTAATTTAAACAGCGGATCAATATTTGAATTTAAAGCAAATTCTACTTCTAATCTAAATACAAATGCCACCTTCAGTATAAAAAGCGGTTCAAAAACAAATATTCAAAGTGGATTCGCTACTCAAAATTTCGGATCGGTTCCAGCGACGGGAACAGTTCCGGGAGGTCAACTATATCTACAGAAAATTGAAATAAGTGGTGTAACATATTATGTCTTAGCGATGAGACAGTGGGCATAAAATGAAATCTAAATCCAAATTAATCGAAACACAGCCTTTGATGGTTGCGACCGCTTCTGAAACTTCGACAAGAAGAAACAAAGCCGCAAACATCGAAAGAACTGATAAGTATAAGAATATTGATGATGGATTAATTCCATTTAGATATACTCGTACAAATTATGCGGATAGAAGTACGATTGATATAAAAGACGCGACAATTTTATGTCAAAAAGCTTATTATAATTTTGCTCAATTTAGAAACGTCATTGACTTAATGACAGAATTTTCTGTTAGTAATATTTATTTTCAAGGCGGAACTAAAAAGGCGCGCGATTTTTTCGAAGCTTTATTTAATAAAATAAATCTTTGGAGTTGTCAAGATCGTTTTTTTAGAGAATTTTATCGCTCAGGAAATGTTTTTGTTTATCGTTTCGATGGAGAACTGACAGAGGAAGACACAAATAGACTGGCTCAAATTTTAGGGCGCGGCCCATTAAATTTGGATAACATTAGAATCCCTGTTCGTTATATTATTTTAAATCCTGTTGATGTTCAATTCTCAGCAGGAACATCATATCTAACTGGCAAATATTATAAAGTTTTAAGTGAATATGAATTGAGTAAATTGCGCGTTATTACTACCGAAGAAGATCAGCAAATCTTCGATAGTTTAGATGAGCAAACTCAAAACATGATAAAGAACTCTAAAGTAGGTTCATTAAGAATTCAATTAAATCCAGAAAGATTCAAAGCTGTATTTTATAAAAAACAAGATTACGAGCCTTTCTCTGTTCCAATGGGTTATCCAGTTTTAGAAGATATTAATTTTAAAGCTGAATTAAAGAAGATGGATATGGCTATTGCTCGTACAATGCAACAAGCCATTTTACTTGTCACAATGGGCACTGAGCCTGATAAAGGCGGTATCAATCAAAGGAATTTGGAGTCGATGCAAAAGTTATTTGAAAATGAATCGGTAGGGCGCGTTCTTATTGCTGACTATACAACAAAAGCTGAATTTATTATTCCTCAGATTAGCGAGCTTCTTGACTCTAGAAAATATGATGTTGTTAATAATGACATCAATTTAGGATTGAATAATATTCTAGTCGGTGGCGAAAAATTTGCAAATCAAGAAGCTAAAATTGATGTATTTTTAGCTCGATTGAATCAAGGCCGTCAAGCTTTTGTTAATGATTTCTTATTGCCAGAAATAAAAAGAATTTCTAAAGCTCTTGGTTTCAGAGGTTTTCCAATGCCTTATTTTGAAGAAGTTAATCTTAAGGATAATACAACTCAGAATCGTGTTTATACACGTTTACTTGAACTTGGAGTTCTTACTCCTGAAGAAACTCTTAAAGCTATTGAAACTGGAGTTCTTCCTGATATGGAAGCTTCTGTTGAATCTCAAAGAGTTACAAAAGAACTTCGTGATCAAGGATATTATAATCCCATTGTCGGCGGTTCTAAGCCAGCGCCTGAATCTGCTGGTAGACCAACAGGAACAACAAGTATTCCAAAACAAATCAAAGCAACTGAAGATAATTTATCTTACAGTTTCATGAAAGTTAAAGATAACTTTATCAAGTTCCAAGAATTACAAGGTTCTGTTGAGACGTTTTTGAAAAAGAAACATAATAAGAAAAAATTAAACGATAATCAAAAAACTGTAGCCGAAGAAATTGCTAAAATTATCATTGCAAATGAAAAAGTAGAAAATTGGGGGGAAAATGTTGAAAAATACTGTAATAATCCTATAGACCAAAATCACGAACAAGTTAAACAAATTAATGAGATTGCTATTAAACATGAAATTGATCCTTTTATGGCGTCAATTTTATTTAATAGTAAAGTTTAATTTTTTAAATAACGTGTAATAATATTAAATGAACTTTGACTCTAATAAAAATTTACTAGAAATAGAATACCAAAAACAGGAAATTCAAAAACCTGTTGAAGATTTAGCTATTTCTGGAGAGTCACTTATTGTACCGAAGCTAGAAAAATTAGACGTAGAGATCGAGGCAAAGAGACCCGGACCCAAAAGTTCAGCACAAACTCCCGCTAAACCTTCGGAAAAAAGAAAAGGTTCTTCTAAAAATAAAGCTGGATCTGCTGGTCAAGATGGCGCAGCCATTACTTTTTCTAATAAAGTTGTTGAAGCTCTTAAAAATAAAGTAAAAGAACATAATGGTAAATATTCTAAAAAAGTTACTTTAGGACAATTGAAGAAAGTTTATCGTCGTGGTGCTGGCGCTTTTAGTTCTTCGCATCGTCCCGGAAAAACAAGAGGACAATGGGCAATGGCGCGTGTAAATATGTTTTTAAGAATGATGTCAGGAAAATCTGTAAAAGATGCTTATAGAAAAGCTGATTCAGATGTCGCCCGCGCAACTGCATTAATTGATATCTCTGATTCTTGGGAAATAGAAGATATTGATTTCAATCAAGCGGATATAGATATTAACCAATTTGATCTAAATTATAATTTCTCAGATATAGAAGATCTTTATTTAGATGATGAAGAAACAAATCATTTCTGGTATGAATTATAACACTAAATTAGAATTAGATTTTTCTGACAAAATTTCCTTAGCCGCAAAGGAAAAGAAAACTCTTAATAAACCATTTAGAACTCCTAATGGTCCTAAGAAATTTTCTGCTTACGTAAAGAATGATAAAGGAAATATTGTTAAAGTAAATTTCGGCGATCCTAATATGGAAATCAAGCGCGACGATCCAAATCGTCGTAAGAATTTCCGCGCTCGTCATCAGTGTGATACAAATCCCGGACCAAAATGGAAAGCTCGTTACTGGTCTTGTCGTATGTGGGAATCAAAGAAATCTGTTACAGATTATACGAAAGGTTCAGTAGATTCTTTCGAAACAGATTGGGATGGAGAAACTTTATGGGATCAAGAAGAACTATTAAAATTTTGGCCTGATTTAGCAAAAGCTCAAGAAGAAGTCGATACCGAAGAAAGTGAGATGGAAGATTATAAGAACGAGTATTTAGAAATGTCTATAGGTTCTTTAAATTCTATTAAAACTCATGCTGAAAATATTATTAACGCTTTGAGTGATGAAAAAATTAAAGAAAACCTAACCGAACCATTTTTACAAGGTAAAATTGCTATTACCGAAGATTATATGGTTATGATTCATAATTATGTTATGTTTGCTAGTGAAGAAGAAGAAATGTCTTCTGAAGCTGTCGAGAAATTGAAAAATAAAAAGTTTGATGCTGAAAAAATGCAACCTTCTACTCTAGATAAAAAAGTTCTTAATGAGTTAGAAAAAATTAGCAAAAAAATAGCGCCGCCCGAAGAAGGCCACGGAGAAAAAGACGGAGAATCAGAAGATAAGCAAGAATATCGAAAAAGAGCCGAATTATTCAAAGGCTAATTTATATGAATATTATCGCAAAAATTTTAGAGTTTCAAAATCAATTATGAACGATATCACAGTAATCGATTTTAGCGAAGCTTATCAAAAAAGTTTCAAAGGAAAGAAACGCAGCGAACTCAAAGATTCTGACTTTCTTTTTCCTAAAGAGAGAAGTTTTCCTATTGTAAGTCCCCAAGATATTCCTGACGCGATCAGCAATTTCGGACGTTACAGTGGAACAATGACTTATGACGCTTTTCTCCAAAAGCTTTATCAATTTGCAAAGAAAAAGGGCGCAGAATTTGTCGCCGCTTTTCCTAAAAAAACCAAACAAAAATTAGGTATCAAGGATTAATATGAATTTAAAATTCCCATTCCAAACTATTTTCAGTTCAGAAATTAAAACTCTTCACTCTGAAGATTTTGATTTAAATTTAGCTTTGGCTAGTTTAGATAAAATTGGTCAATTTGTTCCTGACGTAGATGTCAACGAGCAAGTCGATCTTCTTCCTATTGCTTTTAACGCTTGTGTCGCTAACAGAGTGAATAGGAATGGAGACGTTTTAGATACTCAAACAGCCGTTGCTATTTATAAAAATTTTATTAACAAACCTATCAATATTGAACATAATAGAGATAAGGTAATAGGCGCAATATTAAAAGCTGGATTTAGTGAATTTGGCACTGATCTTCCTTTAACAGAAGAAGAAGTTTCTAAATTAGACGGTCCATTTAATATTACATTAGGCGGCGTTTTATGGAAAGTAGTTAGTCCTAGAGTTTCTAGATTAGTAGAAAATTCTTCTGATCCTTCTAGCGAAGATTATTTATCTATTTCTGCTTCTTGGGAATTAGGATTCTCAAATTATAATCTCGTTGTTCTTGATGATAACGAAAAGAATATTTCAACAGCTGAGATTATTTCAGATCCCGAACAAATCGAAAAATATAAGGGATATTTAAGGGCTTTTGGTGGCAGCGGAATGATGGACAATGGTAAGAAAGTTTACCGTAAAATTGTCGATAAAGTTGTTCCTCTCGGAGTCGGATTAACTGAAACTCCTGCCGCTGATGTCAAAGGAATTTTAGTTTCTAAACCAGAATCTGAAAAAGAATTAGAAGATACTAAAGCTAATGAAAAAAATCTAATTTCACAAAATAATAAAAAAACTGTATTAAAAGAAAATATGAAGATTCAAAATATATCTGATATTACTGATGAGAGTTTGAAGCAAGTAACTGCTTCAGCTGTCACTGATTTCATCGCTGAAGAAATCAAGAAGGCTTCTGAGGTATTTGAGGCTGATAAAGCTTCTGCCCAAGATCAAGCCAAGGCTACTGCCGAAAAATTCGAAGCGATTTCAAAAGATTACGAAACTCTTAAGGCTGAGTATGAGAAGATCTCTACTACTTTAGCTGAACTTCAGAAAGAAAATGAAGTCAGAGCCAAGCAAGAGCTTTTCAATTCTAGAATGGCTGCATTTGACACAGAATTCGATCTTTCCGCTGAAGAGCGCGAAGTTATCGCTTCTGACATTGCAGAAATGAACGACGACGCCTTCGCTGCTTATAAGAATAAAGTAGCAGTATTCATGAAGAATAAAAAGAAGGGTGAAAAGAAGGAAGAGAAAGGAATGGAGGAATCAAAGGACAAGGGCGCAGTATACGCTTCTGTCTCTGAACCCGAATTCAAGGAAGTTATCGAATCCGCTGTTGATAACGCTTCTGTCGAGAAGAATGATCTTCCTAATTCTAGTACAGCTTCCGAAGGCTCTATCTTTGAGAAATACAAGAAAGCTTTCGATACTGAAGGTTTTATAGTTAAACTATAATAAAAAATAAATAACAACAATAAATAAGGAAATAATATGGCATTACTTAGACCATTTAGACAAGTTAACGAACATAATATTATTAATTTGTTCGGATATAGTGTCGCTGACACTTCAACCGCAACCATTGCTCTCAAAGGCAAGGTAGTCAAGATCGAATCAGGCTGGAAGGCTACTGATGACCTCGTTATCGCTTCTGATATCGGTGGTTCTTTCGGTAATGTAACTTCACCTCGTTTCAATTCTCCTGCTACAGTCACCCTTTGCGGTCAGACTGATACTCCAATTGGTATCCTTCTCATGGATGTCAAGAATCTCGACGAGAATGGTGAAGCTCTCAAGTTCAATCCTCGTAAAGCTGCTGAACTCGGCGCTGTAATTCCCGGTCAGACAGTTCCTATCGCTACCCAAGGACTCTTCCTTCTCAGCGGTATCGTTGGAACCACAAGCGCTGGTCTTAAGCTTCACACAGCTGGAACTGGCGAAATCGCTACTGGTACAGTTAGCGGAGCCAAGCAAATCGGTATTTGCTTAGGCGCTGCTGATACTGAAGGCAGCACCCTCGCATTGTTAAACTTCTCTTCATTCCTTGAGACTTCTGTAGCCTAATTTACAGAGTATTAAGAATTAACACAAAGGATAAATAAACATGAAAATTACACTTAAGAATACTCCTGAACAAGTTGAATTGATCAAGGCTATGGGTTCTCGTAACGCCATCGTCGCCAGAGAAGCTCAAGAAGCTTTCGCTGCATTTCTTGGTCCTGTTATTCAAAAGGTTCTCTACAAGGCCGGTACTGCCAGCACAGTTTATGTTGATGCTGAGTACGACGAAGATGACGCTCCTTCATATCCTCTCGACCTTTATTACAATGAAGGTTCTGGTTATGTAACCGTTTGGAGCCAGAATACAGCTGGTGGTCTTCCTACCTCTGAAGTTACTGGTGGCGGCGAAGTCAAGTTCCAAACCTACCGTTTGGACAGCGCTGTTAGCTTCCTCAAGCGTTACGCTCGTCGTTCACGCTTGGACGTAGTTAGCAAGGCTGTTGAGCGTATGACAAACGAAGTTCTTGTTAAGCAAGAGCGCAATGCTTGGGCCGTTCTCTTGAAGGCTCTCGCCACTGCTTCCACCACTCCTAAAGGTGGCTCTGCTCTCAAGCACGTAATCACCAGCGCCGGAACTACTTTCGGCCTCACTGACTTAAACGCTCTCATGACCCGCATGAAGAGAATCAACTCTGACTTCGATGGTGGTACAGCCGCTGCTCCCTATAGCAAGGGCGTTACTGATCTCTATGTTTCTCCTGAAGTCATGCAGACCATTAGAGGTTTCTCATTCACTCCTCTCAGCTCTGGAGCTTCTGCTCCTCAGTTACCTGAAGGAGTTCGCGAAGAGATCTATCGCGCTGCTGGCGCTGGATCAATCTTCGGTGTTAACATCACTGAACTCCTCGAACTCGGAGTTGGTAAGAAGTACAATACTCTCTTCGATTCTTTCTTAGGTTCTGGAGACAATCTCGGAAACGTTGCTGGCAATGCAGACTTTGATGGTTCTGCTGACCAGATTATTATCGGTATCGATAACAGCAAGGGTGCCTTCATCCGTCCTGTTGCTCGTCAAGCCGAGAGCGGTGGTACATTCACTGCTCTTCCTGATGACCAGTTCAACAACAATCGTGTTGACAAAGCTGGTTTCTACGGCTTCATCGAGGAAGGTCGCATGTGCTTAGACGCCCGCGCTATCGTTGGTATCTCTTTGGTTAACGCCTAATTAAATTAACTCAACAGTCGGGGGGGAGAAATCCCTCCCGATTTTTTTTATTTATATATCTAATTTTTTTATAATAAAATAGTATGGCTAAGAAAACTAAAAAATTAGAAGATCTATCTCAGACTCACGCTATGGAGGAAAAATTTGTACCAACTACTTTGGACCAAATTTGGGGGGACGAAGGATTGTCGAAATATAACACAATGGATGAACAAGTTTATATTGATCGATTGAATGAAATGAATAAAACTGACCTTTGGAGTCATGCTTCGAAGGTCGGTTTAGTTCCAATTGATAATACATCTCTTCTTCGTAAGACTTTGATTGCAGAATTTAAGAAACATGTTAATATGTATAGAAAATCTTTAGCGCCACAAGAAACTCCTAAAAGACTTTCAAAAGAAGCTTTGAAAATTCTTTCTGAAGGACGATAATATAAATAGGAAAAAATTTATTCGAAAGGCTATCTTAGGATAGCCTTTTTTTGTATATAAAGTGTAATTTAATTTATGCCGCAGAGTTTAATAGGTCTTAAACAAATTCGTTCTGGAGAATTAGGAAGTTATATAACTGGAGCTTTAGGCTTTGGAATAACTGGCTCTGATTCTGTATCTATTTATAAAGATTTATTTGTTACGGGAAAAGCGACTTTCAGCGGCGAAGTTAATTTTAAATCTGATTCTTTTTTTAATCAGGAAGCTTTTTTTAATTCTGGAATTAATGTTTCTGGTGATATAACTGGGCGTAATAATTTAATTGTTAATAATAATTTAACTGTTTCTGGAATTGGTACATTTGATAAAAATGTTTTTTTCGAAAGCGGTGTTGCTATCACAGGAGCTTTAAGAACTGAAGGTACAGTTACATTTAATGATCCCATTACTGTAAATGATACTTCTACTTTTAATAGTGGAGTAACAATCAATTCTACTTTAACTATTGGAGTGGGAACTTCAACTTTTAATAGTAATGTAAATATTTTAGGGTCTGTTAATACGATTGGCGCAGGTGGCGGTTCTCCTTCTACAAATTATTATCCCGGAACGAATATTTTTAGCGGAACAAATAATTTTACTGGAGATATAAATTCTAGGGGCACGAATAATTTTTATAACAATAATATTTTTAATAGCGGCGTTAATTTTAATAGTGGTACGGTTACTTTTAGTGGTTTAAAGCAAGATTTTTTAACAGAAACAAATTTATCAGGTTATACAAAAATTTTAAGAACTGGAGAAGTCGAGAATTTATTAATCACTAATAATCTATCAGTAGATAATTCATCCACTGCTGTTTTTTCTGGAACTTCAACTTTTAATAATAGCGTAACATATTCAGGAAATTTTTCGAATTCTTATGTAAATGGAGCTTATCAAAACTTATATCCAACTTCTCATATAGATTTTCAAAGTGGAGCTTATTCTAATTTTGAAAATAATTCTTATTTAGGATTAAAGACAGGAGCTTCAATTATTCTAAGCGGTTCTCAATATAATAAAGGCTCATCAAGTACTTATTTTGAATCTGGATCTCGTTTATATTTTAATTTAGGATCTACTGCTACTGGTACTTTATATTTACAAAGCGGAAGTAAGATTGGTATCGGAACTTCTCTTCCTACTTATGCAATTGATGTAAAAAATTATGATGTTAGTGTCAGTGGAACAGGATATTTTCTCGATCTTAGAATTAGTGGATATGAACCAATTACTGAATATAGATTCAATGCAAAATCATATTCATTAGTTTCTGGAGATACTTATAAAACAATTACTTATAATGCTGTTAGCGGAACTCCAATAATAAATCCAAATATAAGATGCACAGGAACTGCGGCGCAAATTGGCGACTCTGATTTATTAGCCGCAATGATTTCTGGAGTGCCAACAACAACAAGCGCGACAATATTATTTTCAGCAGAAATTCCAATCAGTAATAGATATTTACTTGATGTAATTATCGCGTCACCAACCTTTTAAAGTGTAATATAATAAAATGGCTATAGGAACATCACAAGCATTTAGGGCGCAAAATTTAAGGCTCCTTGGAAATTTTTACGATAAAACTAATAGTATTGGCAACGTTGGTTATCGATTAAATTCAACAGGAGACGGAACTAAGTGGCTTGCTGATACAAATCAATCTTCTGGTATTTTAACTGGCGGCGTATTAAGCGCAACAATAGGCGGAACAACATTTAATGTCACTGCTGGAACTGGGCAAATCGTTACAAACTCTCTTGTAGGCGGAGAAGTCGTTGCAACTTACACAAAAGTTTCTTGGAATGCTCAAAATAGTGTCGCTTTAACTTATCGCACATCTCATCAATTCAGTTATATTTATATTGATGAAAATGGCGCATTACAACAACAAAATTCTTCTTTTACTGACGCAGAATATAGAAATAAAATTATTTTAGGCGTCATTTGTCATATTAATTTATCGACAATTAATTTAGTTACTAACAGACAAAATATTGCTTATGGAGATTCTCATAGAATATATGAATTAGTAAGTTCATTTGGTCCAATTAAAAGAAGTGGTTTGGCTGTCAGTGCATATTCTACAAATTTAAGAATAACAAGAGCGGCGGGCACAGTTTTTTCTCTTGGATGTAATTATGCATCTGATCAATTCGACGCAGACTCTCCTAGTATCTCAGCAGCAAATCCAGCTTTGCTCTGTAGAGTTTATCAGAATGGCAGCGGCGGCTTTATTTTTGATGTAAATTCTGGAAGTTATTATACAGATATTGATCCTACTAAATATGATAATGGCAGCGGCACTTTGCAAACAGTAAATAATAATCAGTGGAGTATTCAAAGATTATATTTCTTTCCAAATAATCCCACTGATGTTATAACTTATTATGGGCGCGCAATTTATAATAGTTATAGTGATGCTGTAGCAGCTTTATCAACAGAATCTTTTTCTGAGGCAACAATTACTGCTGAAAATGCGGTATTTTTAGGTTATTTAGTTGTAAGAGGCGGAGCGACAAATTTAAGCACAAGTGCTGATGGTGTATTTTTTCAATCGGGCGTTTTTAGAAATATCGGATCTGGATCTGGTGGTGGAGGTGGCGCAGGAGTTATTAATTTAGACGACTTAAGTGACGTATCAATTTCTTCTCCTTCTGATAGTCAATTTTTAATATATGATAATAGTACTTCTCTTTGGAAAAATGCTACATTATCAGCAACTTCTCCAATAACTTTCTCAGGAGTTGGAACTAGTTTAACATTATCAGTTAGTAATAATGCAATTAATTTTAATAAAATTCAGCAAATCGCAACATCAAGAGTATTAGGAAGAATAAATTCTGGAACAGGAGATATAGAACAATTAACAGGCGCAAATATTGCAACTATTATTGGATCAAATACAATAACAAATGCTACTAATGCTGATAATTTAACTGGAGGTGTCGCAGGAGCGATTCCGTATCAATCAGGAATAGGAACAACTGCATTTACTGCGGCGGGAACTAATGGTCAAGTATTACTTTCAGGAGGAATAGGTTCTCCTACTTGGACAAATCAAAGTACATTAAATGTAAATTCTGCCGCAACATTAACAACTACTCGTACTTTGTGGGGTCAAAACTTTAACGGTTCCGCAAACGTTACTGGAAGTTTAACAAGCGTTGGTGATATCACAGGTTCGAGCGCGATTACGATAACAGCTGGTGGCACTAATCAAAGCGTCACTATTACTCCGAGCGGAACGGGATATACATTGCTGAATGGTAACGTCGGTATTGGCACAACAGCGCCAACAAATACTCTTGATGTAAACGGAACGACAAGAGTCCGTAGCATTTCCGCTTCTGGTTCAGCAGGCACAATTTTCTTAACAACAGATGCTAACGGAGTCATAGTTTCGAGAACTGCTACTCAAGTTCGTAGCGATATCGGCGCAGGAACTGGTAATGGAACAGTAACAAGCATCACAGCTGGTGATGGTCTTTCTGGCGGCACAATCACTTCAAGTGGAACAATCGCTGTTGATTCCACAGTCGTCAGAACGAGTGGAAATCAGACTATTGGTGGAACGAAAACATTTACTGCTGAAACGTATCTTGCGACAAACAGCGGTAATGTTGGTATCGGAACAACAATTCCAGCTACAGCTTTGCAAATCGGCCAGTTAACTCCAACATCTGCAACTGCTGGTTTACAATTTGGTGATGATACAGGAACTCGAATCTATCGATCAGCTTCTGGCACGTTGACGATGGGCGGAACATTTGTCGCGACTACTTTCAGTGGTTCGGGCGCTTCGCTAACAAATCTTCCTGCTGGTCAACTTAGCGGAACAATACCTTCAGCGGTTCTCGGTAATTCTACGGTTTACATCGGAACGACTGCGATTCTTTTGAATCGCGCAAGCGCTTCTCAATCATTGACTGGAATTACGAGTATCGATGGCAGCGCTGCAACATTAACAACTACTCGTACTTTGTGGGGTCAAAACTTTAACGGTTCCGCTAATGTTTCTGGAAGTTTGACAAGCGTTGGTGATATCACAGGTTCGAGCGCGATTACGATAACAGCTGGTGGCACTAATCAAAGCGTCACTATTACTCCGAGCGGAACGGGATATACA